CGCGTCTATGCCCGGGCGGCGGCGTGGATCATGGGCGCGGATCGCTGGGACGAGGCGACATGGCGACGGCTTGAAGAACAGGCCGGGGTGGAAAACCGCCTGGCACCACAACCCACTGCTCTTTCTGAACCAGCAGCACCCGCCGCACCCAAGGCCGGAACACCAACCACGCCACGGCGCAAACGCCGGGCTTACACACCGAACTTTATGAGGGATTGAGATGGATCTGGAACGGATGCGCGCCTTGCTGGCCGCACTGCAGGAAGCGCGCTACGCAGGCGTTCGCTCTGTCAGCTATGATGGCAAGTCGATCAACTACGGCTCGGACACGGAACTTGCCAACGCGATCAGCGATCTGGAAAGTCGGATTGCCACGGCCAATTCTGGCAGGCCACGTCGCCGCCGCTGGGGCACTGTCGCCTCGAAAGGCCTGTGATCCATGGCGTTCGAGGCTTTCCGCCAGCGCATTGGCTCGATCATCGGTGGGTTCGATGCGGCGCAGGCGCATCGTCGCCTGCGCGGGTTCCGGGCCAGCCGCGCGCATGTGAATACGCTGATCGCAGCCTCGGGCGACACCATCACCGCCCGTGCCCGCTGGCTGGTTCGGAACAATGGCTATGCAACGAACGCTGTGGAGTCCTTCGCCAGCAATGTCGTCGGCGATGGGATCAAACCCTCGTCGACGATCACGGATGCGGCAAAAAAGGAAGAGCTGCAGGCGCTGTGGCTGGCCTGGACGGATGACGCTGACGCGGAAGGCCTGACCGATTTTTACGGGCTGCAGCGCCGGGCCGCCCGAGAGGTGTTTCTGTCGGGCGAGGTCTTCATCCGCATCCGGCCCCGGCGCGCGGAAGACAGTCTGACCGTGCCGCTGCAATTGCAGATGCTGCCTGCGGAAATGCTGCCCTTGGACATGAACCGCACCCTGTCCGGAGCCGGGCTGATCCGCCAAGGGATCGAGTTTGACTCCATTGGCCGCCGCGTGGCCTATCACTTCCTGCGTCGCCATCCAGGTGATCTGACCGATCCGGGCCTCACCAATGAAACCGTCCGTGTTCCAGCGGCAGATGTGATCCACGTCCTTGACCCAGTCGAGGCAGGCCAGTTGCGCGGCGTGTCGCGGTTTGCCGCCGCAATCGTCAAGCTGTTCACGCTGGACCTCTATGACGACGCGGAGCTGGAGCGGAAGAAAATCGCGGCGATGTTCGCAATGTTCATCACCTCGCCAGCGCCCGAAACCCCGCTGGAGCCGACTGAAGAGGATTTGCAGGTTGAGCCCGGCCAAGTGGTGCGGCTTGATCCCGGCGAGGATGTCTCGACCCCGTCCACGCCAGATTCTGGTGGCACCTATGAGCTGTTCCAATACCGGACCCTTCTGCAAGTCGCGGCGGCGCTGGGCATCCCTTACGGCTATCTGACCGGCGACACCGCCAAGGGCAACTTCTCCAATACGCGCATCTCTCTGATCGAATTCCGCCGCCGCATCTCGGCCTTGCAACATGGTGTGCTGGTGTTCCAGCTGTGCCGCGCGGTTTGGGCCCGCTGGATGGATGTAGCTGTGCTGTCGGGTGCCATCGATCTGCCCGGCTATGATCAACAGCGGCGCAAGTATCAGGCCTGCGCCTGGTTGCCGACCAAATGGGACTGGATCGATCCGATGAAGGACGCCTCTGCCGAGATCCTGCAGATCGAGTCCGGGCTGAAATCGCGCACGCAGGCCATTTCCGAACGCGGCTATGACGCCGAACAGGTCGACCGCGAGATTGCCGCGGAACGCAAACGCGAATTGGCGCTGGGCCTCGACTTCCGCCGTCCGGGATCCCCTGCCCAAGGACCGGGCGCTGCCAGCGGCAAGGATGACAAGGAGGACGGCGCGGAAGGCGACGACGCGCCTGAAGATGCCGAAGACGAACCTGCCCCCAAGGATGAACCGTGATGCACCACGCCCAGATCGCCCAGCGCGCCTTCAACACACCCCTGATGGTCGACCCGGCAAAGGCGCTGGCCTTTCTGTCCGGGCTCGGGCCTCGCATCACGGGGCAGGAAATCACCTTCCATGGGCTGGAAGTGGAAGCCGCTGACCAGACAACCGCCAGCCTGCCCGCCCGGGCGTCGCTGTTCGGAAATGACCTCGCCCAGCGCCACCAGCGAAATGGCAGCCAACCCTTCGCCGTAATCGACGGCATTGCCGTGATCGAAATTGCGGGCACACTTGTGCACCGTGGTGCATGGATCGGGCAATCTTCCGGACTGACCTCCTATGAGGGGATCGCGGCCCAACTGCAGGCCGCGCTGTCCGATCCCGGCGTGCGCGGCATTGCGCTCGACATCGACAGCTTTGGAGGCGAGGTGGCGGGTGCCTTCGATCTGGCCGACCGCATTCGGGTGGCGCGGGCACAAAAGCCGGTGCATGCCTTCGTGGCCGAACACGCGCTGTCCGCTGGCTACGTTCTGGCCTCCCAAGCTGACCGCATCATCCTGCCCCGCACCGGTGCTGTCGGCAGCATTGGCGTGGTGGCGCTGCACACCGACATGAGCGGGGCGCTGGACCAAAAGGGCATCGCCGTCACGCTGATCCATGCCGGGGTCCACAAGATTGACGCCAATCCCTACCAGCCACTGCCCGACGCCGTGCACGACCAGATGCAGCGTGAATTGGAGGTCGTGCGCTTTCTCTTCGCCGAAACCGTCGCCGCCGGTCGCGGGGATCGGCTCAGCGATACCGCCGCACTTGCCACCGAAGCGGCTGTGTTTCGCGGTGCCGATGCCATCGCCGCAGGTCTCGCCGACGATATCGCCGATCCCGTCACGGCCTTCCACGCTTTCGCCGCCGCACCCCGCGGCACTACTCCCCCCAGCAGAAAGGGTCCACAGATGACCATCATGCCCACCGATACACCGAACCCGGCACCGACAGCCGTCACCAGTCCCACACAGACGACAACGACGGCCGCACCAACGATGCCCGTGTCGTCGGTTGCAGCGGCACCCGACACAACGGCAATGAACGCCGACGCTGTTCGTGCAGAAGCAGCCGAGGTCGCGCAGGTCTGTGCCCAAGCCGCCCGGCTGGGTGTGTCCATCGACGCAGCCGACGCAGTCACGCGCGGGTTGAAGCCCGAAGCCCTTCGTGCGCGCGTCCTCGCCGATCTGGCCGCCCGCAGCGATGCCGCTGGCATCATCGCCACCGCCCCGGCTGCGGCGGCTGCAAAAGACAGCCCGATCATCGCAGCTGCCAAAAAGGCTGCAACCGACGCCAAGCGCTGATCCAGCGCCCACTTCCCTCACCCCAAAACATGGAGACTGATCAATGCCCGTCCTGACGGAACAGCCCAGCATGGGCGATGTCCTCAAATATGAGGTCAACCCGACCTACACCCGCGAAGTGATCACCCTGCTGATCGGCATGCCGTATCCCGTCGGTTCGGTCCTGGGGCGCATCACCGCCAGCGGCAAATACAAGCTGGCCACCAGCGGTGGCGCGGACGGTGCGCAAACCGCCAGCGCAGTCCTCCTTTATGCCATCGATGCCACGCTGGCGGACGCCACGGGCATTGTGGTGGCACGTGGCCCCTCGATCGTGTCGCGCTCAGGCCTCGCCTATGACGCTACCGTCGATGACGCCGCGAAGATCACCACCAAGCTCGGCCAGCTTGCGGCCGTCGGCATCATCGCCCGCGACGGCGTCTGACGCCCACCGGCGCGGCGCATCCATATCCATCCCTCTTTCCCCCGGAGCACCCCATGACCCTTGTCCGCAATCCCTTTGACGCTGGCGGCTATTCGCTGGCCGAGATGACGCAGGCCATCAATATCCTGCCCAACCTCTACACCCGCCTCGGCCAGATCGGCCTCTTCCGCTTCGAGGGCGTCAGCCAGCGGTCAGTGATCATCGAGCAGTACGAGGGCGTGCTGAACTTGCTGCCCTCCGTCCCGTTGGGCGGCCCCGCCACCGTCGGCACGCGGGAAGGCCGATCGATGCGGTCTTTCGCCCTGCCATGGATCCCACATGACGACGTGATCTTGCCCGGCGACATTCAGGGCCAACCCGCGCTGGGCGTCTTCGACGGGGCCGACCCGCTGGTCGAGGTAATGAACCGCAAGCTGCAGCTGATGCGCCGCAAGCACGCCCAGACCCGCGAATACATGGAGATGAACGCCCTGCGTGGCATCGTCAAAGACGGCGCAGGCATCACGCTCTACAACTACTTCACCGAGTTTGGTCTCGCGCAAATCTCGGTGGACTTCGTGCTGGGCACGGCTGGCACCAATGTTCAGGGCAAGGTGCGCGAAGTCCTGCGCGCCATGGAAGACAACCTGCTGGGCGAAAGCATGAGTGATGTGCATGCCCTCGTCAGCCGGGAATTCTTCGACAAGCTGATCGCGCATCCCAAGACGGAAGAGGCCTACAAGTTCTATGCCGCCACGGGCGCGCAGCCCCTGCGCCAAGATGTGCGGCGCAACTTCCCCTTCGCGGGCATCGTGTTCGAAGAATACAGCGGGACGGTGACACTTTCCACCAAAGCCACCGAACGGCTGGTCCCAGCCAGCGAGGGTATCGCCTTCCCCTTGGGCACGATGGACACCTTCACCACCTATGGCGGCCCGGCCAACCTGCTGGAGGCAGCGAACACCATGGGCTTGCCACTCTATGCGCGCCAGCATCTGGATGAGAAGGGCCGCTGGATCGACCTGATGACCGAGGCCTCGATCCTGCCAGTGAACAAGCGGCCGCGCATCGCGATCCGCATTCACACCTCGAACTGACAGGTCCGCCATGAACGTCTTTGCCGCCGCCGTGGACCGCATCTATGCCAACCCGTGCATGGCGGTGGCGGCCCTGTGGATCTCTGCCACCACGTCAGAGGAAATGCCAATCCGTGTGATCCGCCGCGCCCCGGACCGCATCACCGAATTCGGGGCGGCGCGCTTCGTCAGCGATACCATGATGGTAGACGTGCGCGTCGCAGACCTGCCCGAGCCCCGCCCCGGCGATCTGATCGTGGTCGGGGCCGACAGCTTCACTATCCAAGGCGAGCCTGTCCGCGACCGCGAACGCCTGATCTGGTCGCTGGACCTGCGGCCAACATGAGGCTCAGGATCGAGATCAATCCCGACATCGCCGCTTTGATGCAAGCTGAGATTGCTGCTGGCGAAAAAGCAGTGTCCTCCGCCATGCGCCAAGCTGGCACCGGTCTAAAATCCGCCTGGCGCAGCCAGATCACCGGCGCTGGGCTGGGCACCCGACTTGGCAACTCCATCCGCCTCGCCAGCTTCCCGAAGTCCGGCGACAGCCTGAACGCGGCGGCGCTGGTCTGGTCGAACGCACCGGTGATCATCGGCGCGCATGACACCGGGCCACTGATCCGGTCCAAGAATGGCTTCTGGCTGGCGATCCCCACCCCAGCCGCAGGCAAAAGCAGCAAAGGCGGCCGCATCACCCCCGGCGAATGGGAGCGCCGCACCGGCCTGCGCCTGCGGTTCATCTATCGCCGGAGGGGCCCAAGCCTGCTGGTGGCCGAGTTACGGCTGAATTCCAAAGGTCGGGCTGTGGCGTCCAAGTCCAAAACCGGACGCGGCTTGGCGACCGTGCCGATCTTCCTGCTGGTGCCGCAGGTCAAACTGCGCAAGCGGCTCGATCTGGCGCGGGATGCAGAACGGGCGATGGATGGCGTGCCGGGGTTGATCGTGGCAAACTGGGTGGAAACATAGGCTTGATCTGCCTTGGCTCAATTGACGATGGCGGTGAAGGTTGCCGCAATCATTACGCTTCGCTCGCCACGCACCCATCGAAGCAGATCATAGATGTCCAATACAAGGCAAATGGAGATCAACGCAGTGAGAAATGCCACATACGCAACGGCTTCCATTGTATGGTCAGCATCCATCAACCAGGATCCCAGCCATCCGAGCAAAGGGATCCAAGGTATCAAATGCCCGACCCCCATCAGCCGCGTCAGGCCGCCTTCGTACACGGCAAAACCAAGGAGAAGCGGCCCGGTTGCCGCATAGGCGATGAGGATGACATGGGAGTCGCCCCATGACAGGAAAAATGGCGAGGCGAGAAAAGCGGCATTCAGGGCAAAGAGCCAGATCTTGACCCAGGTCGGCAAGGATAGCCATGAACGACCGATCCTTTGCCAGTGGTCTCTCGTGGACAGGTCGCTTTTCGACACGCCGAGAATGGCAAGCTGTGCGACCCCGAGAGCAGCGACGGCCATGGCCACGACAAGGACACTGACCACGCCGGATAAGGTAGTGATCCAGACCCCTGCGGCGACGAATGCAAGCGAGGCCATCCACCATATAAGATCGCCTATGGAAAACCAGACGATTTCCGCCCTGCGTGGAACTGCGCGCGTCGAGGCAATACTCAGATGCACACCATTGGCCATCAGGCCGACGCCGATCGCGATCAGCACCTCCGGTGGAATGGTGCCAAGAAAGGCACTGACGGTGCCCGAACCGACAAGGAACACCGTGCCGAAGCCAAGGGAGCTGGCGGCGTTCAAGCGAAGTATGTGGTTGAGGCTGGCCATCCGGGGCTCCGATGTTGTAAACTTGGTTGACGATATATGAGGGTGAGCGTCAACATGTCAACCAAGTTTACAAGTCATCCAGGACGGAGCTCTGCGCCAGAGCCGCTCACCGTTATGTTACAGGCGGCATCCCAATCAATCTTGCACGACTTGATCGGGCGACTGAGGGCGCTTGGCTACGCTGACATCACGGAGCCACACCTTATCCTGTTCGGAAACCTCGACTGTGGAGCCACCCACGCCGCACAGATCGCCCAGAGAATGCAGGTGTCACGTCAGGCCATCTCAAAAACACTGCGCGAACTCCAGTCACTTGGCTGGATCCAGCTGGAAGACGACCCGGCACGGCGCAACCAGAAGTTGGTTGTAATGACACAGCAGGGAATGAAGTTGGCAATCGACGCCAGAACAGCGCTTGAAGAAATCGAAAATCTGCTTGCGGAACAGATCGGGGACGAAACGATGGCAAAGCTGCGAAGCGCTTTGGAAATTGGGTGGGGAAGGTCTGCTGACAGCATTCAGTTCAACACCGCAATCCCTCTTGGGCCCATTTGAGCAATCATGCCAACCACCCGCGAAACCATCCTCGCCGTACTTCACGCGCGGCTGCTTCCGCTTGCCGCCCTCACCTTGCGTGACGAGGTTCTGCCCGAGCGGATCCCGGTGGCAGGTCTGATCATCCTGCGAGACGGCCAGCCGGGCGATCCGGAGGTCACGCTGTCACCGCTTCGCTTCCATTACCAGCACCGCGCCGAGCTGGAGGTGGTCGTCCAGGCCCCGAATGGCCGCGCGACGGCATTCGACAACCTGATCGCCGCCATTGGCACGGCGCTGGAGGCAGACCGCACGCTGGGCGGCCTTTGCGATTGGATCGAACCCGAGGCTCCTGCCTCTGTCGATCTCCCCATCGAGGGCGCGGCGGCGTTGAAAGCGGCGGTGATCATCGTCGTTTTGCACTACACCACCACCGGCCCGCTGGCCTGACACCCCACCATAAAAGGAGATCCCCATGGCACGTGCGCAAGGCGCGCGGGCGCAGATGGCGCTTGCGTATGAGACGGTTTACGGCACCCCGCCTGTTAGCGGTTTCACAAAGATGCCCTTTGCCAGCACTTCGCTGGGATCGGAACAGCCGCTCCTGAACAGCGAGTTGCTTGGCTATGGCCGCGATCCGCTGGCCCCGATCAAGGACGCGGTGACGGCCGACGGCGATGTGATGGTGCCGATCGACGCCGAGGCCTTCGGTTTCTGGCTGAAGG